AAGTTACTGGAATTAAAATCCTTATCTGCTGTCCTTTTGATTCTCAGGTGACTGCTATCTTTAATAGAATACTTGAATTACTTAATAGTAATCCTAGTCTTAGAAAAGAGTTTAGATACAAACAATCTCCTTATCATCAACTTAGATTAGATAATGGAGCAATTATTTCTGGGTTTACTACTGGTAGTAATGGTGCCAGCGCAGTCCGAGGTCAGGACGCTCACGTTATAATTCTTGATGAGGTTGACTATATGACTGAGAAGGATTTCACAACAATCCTTCCCATTGCACAGTCACACAGCGATTGCTTAATAAGAGCTGCTTCTACTCCTAGTGGTCTTCGTAGTAAGTTTTACGAGTGGTGCCAAGAGGCTGCAGACTGGAAAGAGTTTTATTTTCCTACTGCTGTTATTGATGAAACTCCTTTTGCTCAAGCTAAGATTTCCTGGAAAAGTCTTAGAAATGAGATGCGCCGAGAGTACACAAGTGATGGTTGGTTGCAGGAAGTTATGGCTATGTTTATCAGTAATGCTGATGGAGTATTTGCTGCGCCTTTAGTTGCCAGTGCAATGGATGGCTATACATATAGTCAAATGAAAGAAGCTAAGATTAGAGGTGACCTTGCTGGCTTTAGATACAGCCTAGGAGTCGACTGGAATACTAGTTTTGGTACATGGATATGCATTACTGGATTCCATCCCCAGGTGGGGTTGCAAGTTATGGAAATTGTAAATGTGCCAAAGCAAAACTTTACGCAGTTACAGGGTCTTCAGAAAATAACAGAACTGCTTAGTTTCTGGCAACCTCAACATGTCTATGTTGACAAAGGACATGGTGCCACGCAATGGGAAACACTTAAGATGTGGTCTTCTCAACAGAAGGCAGGGACCTATGAATTTAATGTTCAAAGAAAAATTAAAGCATATGACTTTGGTAGTAAGGTTTCTATAAGAGAGCCTGCCAGTGGCAGAATTATTGAACATCCTGCTAAACCATTTCTTGTTGAGAATGCAGTAAGACGCTTTGAAGATAAAATTGTTAGATTCTCATTTGAGGATGACCTTCTTAGAAAGCAATTACTTAACTACATTATCAAGTCTCGTCAGGCAAATGGAACTCCTGTATTTGGCCAAGACAATACAAGCATTGGAGACCACGCGTTGGATGCCTTTATGCTTAGCCTTGTAGCCTTTACAATAGAAGAAGGTCCGCTGGCTATGTCGAGAGGAACAGTTTCTAGCTTTGGAATAACTGAGACACTTGGACATTCAATGCTTAATGAGCAAAACCAGGATCCTTATGGTAAAAAATTAACAGGTGGTGAGCTAATAAGGCACTTGCAAAATGAAAGGAACTCTGCTATAGATAGCAGAAAAAATGGTTCTGGTCCTTACCAGAAAACAACAGAACACTACAGTGACCTTGATAGAAAAGCCTGGGAAAGAGATATGATTGTTACTAGAGATGGTAAAGGAAACATAGGACAAGCAATAGCTCCAGTGTTTAACTCAAGACACAACTACCAACGACCAAGTGGTCGCACTATAAAATAGAGGATACATGGCTTTGAAACTTTATAACTTTGACGATGAAGGCACTGAACTCCTAGTCAATAATACAACGAATAAGCTTACAAGCTTTCACGATACTGTAGATGGTAGCTATTATTTTAATAGGTTCTATCTTGTAAATGATCAAGCTATATATGGGTATGACAATATACAGGTTTCTGTTCTTATAGACGATGAAGCAAGTCCTGCTGTTTCTACTAATGGTATAGTCTATCAGCTACTAGCCACCGCTACCGCTGATGAAATTCCAGCAGATGTTTCATGGCAACATTTACCATATAACAATACAGCTTATGCCGCATCGATCCCTACAGGTGCAATATCTAGAAGATATTTTCTTCTTAGGACATATGTACCAAGAGGACATGGTGCTAACTATATTACTGAAGCAAAGCTTAATGTTTCTGCGATAGAAACTATCTAAGGAATACAATGGAACTAGGTAGCATTAAAAAGCCCACTATTGGGCTTAGAAAGTTTGAAAATCAGAATATTGGCCTAACACAAGTTCTTGAGAATCTTTTAAAAGATGATGAATCTTTTGACAAAATGTCAGACACTGAAAAGGAAAGTCTGATTGCTCAGCTTACTGCTGAGATAGAAAAGAATTCAGAATACAATCAAGTCTCTGATAGGATGGTTTATTTTGGATCAGATTCTTTGTACAGTGAAGAGCAAGCAACTATACTAAGAAAATCAAATAGAGAAAGACTAGAGTCTCTTATTGAAGAGATGGATACTCTTATTGAAAAAACAGAAAAAGAGATAGATAAGATTGATTACTTTGTTGAATACGATAGGGACAATATTCACCAAGTAGCAATGATGGATTATCTTTTCCCAGACCATGAGCCTGGAAAAGCTAGCTACAGAGAAATGCAAGAAATTCGACGTCTTCTTAGTGTAATAAATCAGATTGATACTGATACCCAACTTAATAAGGTTTATAAGAAAGTTTCTAGCTACAGAAAGTCCACCACAAAATCAAAGACAACTCCCTCGACGGATCAGGTTGATATGCAGGAGAAATATGATCCTTCTGTATCAAACACTCTTGCTTATTCTGCTCATAAAAAGAAATATAAGATTTCACCTTTTGAAAAAGAAGCAGAAGATTTTATTACTTATCTTGCTGAAAGCAGAGACTACAGATATGTTCGTAGATATGATTTCTTCAAAGATCTTGATGGATTAAATGTAACTATAACTGAGAATGAAAAAGATTTAAGTGAAGATAACATTGGAACTAAAGTTGGACTTATTCCAGTTATCACCGAACTAAAGACAGGGAGAGAGACTGCGGGCTACTTAAAAGGAACACTGAGTTCGATTGATGGGCAGAATAGTTTTATTGACAATCTCTACAAAGGAAAAGAGCCTTACACAGTATCAAAGGGCAAGAACAATAATAAAGATTATTACTTGGCGGATATTTGGGGAAGCTGCTTAGATTGCTTCGCTAAAGATTTTATGGACACCAGTAAGTTCAAAAAAGATTTTAATCTTGGACTAGATTTTGAATATGAAGCTAAAGAGTTAATAGATAGTCTAGAGTTTTTGATTGGCAAGATTAAGTTTGCTATCGATACGGAATCTATTTTTAAACAGAATCTTTGCAGCTTAGCTAGAATGGGAAATCTCTGTCCTATAGAGAAAGCATTTATAATTGCATCTTGTATATCTCTTCTTTTCTTTACATGGAAAGAGGTATTCTCTAATAATTTTGGATTAGATTTTCTAGGACAGATCTTAATAGGCGGCATACTTCAGCCAGCTCTCAAGCTTGTAGATCTTAGTTTTAGATTTAGTATATCTCCTTTGCCAGGCTATCAGATTTGCGCCCTTGATAGTCTTTCAAGATTGCAAGATGTAGGGGCTGCACTTTCTGGTCCTGTGACCGCAGCAAGTGGCCAGTTTGGACTTACATTAGAATCATTAAAGAACCCGAGTGCTTTAAATAATCTTGACCCTCGAGTTAAAGAAAGTTTAAATAAAGTCTATAAGAGTGGAAAAATTGAACCAGCAGATGTAACAGGCATTGTTGATAATAAAGTATTTTCAGTTATTGCTAGTCCTTTATTTGCTGGTAATGTTATTGACAGCCTTGAGGCTGTTAAGGCAATAGTAACAGAATCAAGTGATACAATGCAGGGGATAAGTAAGTGGATCAAGAAAGCGCTAAAAGATTTGAATGATTTTATAAGCAAAAACTCAGTCCAGAAAGTTGAACTTGCAACTAAGATTATGGCAATCTCTTCTGTGTACACAATGCTTAGTAACCTTGATAAGGTTTTTGATAATAATAAGCAGGTATGTATACCTATTCCTGTTCCGGCTACTGATGGGAATGGAGAGACTTTTATCTTTGAGAGTCCGTTTACTACAACAGAGTTGGCAGAAATGACAGAGCTTCAAGAAGTCAAGTATGAGAATATAGTTACTAGAACTCAACCTAACGGAGTTGCTATCTTAGGTCGTCAAGCTTACATTGAGAATCCAATAACTGACAGAAGGTTTAATCTAGTTAATTGTGATAAAGCAAAATCTTCTATAATAAGTAAAGGCGAAAGTTTAGAGTTTTGGAAGCAGATAGCTTTAGGAGCCAAAATTAACAATGTTTAAATTAAAAGCACAAGTCATTAATCTTAAGAATCTTGCATCTTCAGTGATTAACATTGAAGACGCAGAAAGTAAGATGCCTGGCCCTAGTCTAGAAAAGACAAAGGATCCTGTATTTAATTATAGGACAACACGTCCTTACTTTATGAATGACTGGCAGAAGTTAGAGCATGACTTTAAAGAGATAGATAAGGTTGCTACTATTGAAGCTTATCTTCAGATTAGCTTTGATAAGAAACTTTCTTTATTTATGAAGGAAGGCTATGAGGTCATAGGAAAAGATCCAGATCTTGTAGACTACGTAGAGCGAAGATTAAAGGAAGTGTGTTACGTTAGTCGCACTACACCTAGACAGTTTATAACTGATATTGCTAAGAATATTATTAGATATAGTAATTGTTTTGTTCTTGTTAAGCGCAATGATAAGACATCTGGTGGCTATACTAGAACAGACTCTAAAGGGCGTAAGATAGCCCCAATTAGCTCACTTCACATACTTCCTACCAGTATGATCCAGGTTAAGGTCAACGACCTTAAACAGCCCATAAAGTATCGACAATACAGTGAAGAGGATTGGACGGAGAATACTCGTCCTACAACAATCTATGAGCCTAGCGAGATCATACATTTCCATGTTAATAAGCTTGAAGGTTTTATTGTTGGTACGCCTAGATGTAGTGCTGCCATAGAAGATATTAAAGCTTTGCGTAGAATTGAAACTGACGTAGAAGTTTTACTTCATCAAAGTATCTTCCCAATTGTCCAGTACAAGGTTGGAACAGAAGCAATGCCAGCTACTATCTTGCCAGACGGCAGAGATGAAATTAGTATGGTTACTGAGATTATTAATAACCAACCACCAGAAGGTTTTTTTGTTACTCCTGAACGTCATGAAATTAAAATGATTGGAGCAGAAGGTCGTTCTCTTAGAGCTGAAAGCTATCTTGACTATTTTAAGAAGCGTGTTCTTGCTGCACTTGGCCTATCAACAGTAGACATTGGTGAAGGTGATACCGCTAATAGATCAACTGCTGCTACTATGTCTAGTAGTCTTATCAATGCAGTTAAGAGTGATCAGCTTGTTCTTGAAGAGCAAATCTACGCTCATCTTATTGTTCCAATGCTTCAAGAAAGTACGGAAGATAATAGCTTTGACTGGCTTGAACCAGAGAATAAGGTTGTTCTTAGATTCAAAGAAATAGATGTTGAAAATCAAATAAAGAAAGAG